CTTCTTTGACGAAATTGGTGACATCTCTGTTAGCGTTGCTTTCAACTACTGATACAAATTCACCTGTACTTACATCAAACCTTGCACAAATACCTAAATTAACAAAACCGTAGGCATTATTATTTGCTGGGTTATTTATTTGTTTAAATACCTCACAATTTAATTGGTGAGCTGTAGATCCAGGTCTTTGCTTTATAAAAACTGAGAATGTTAAAGTGTCAGAATTAGCACTAGAAGCATTAAAAGTATTTACATTTTCAGTAGTGTTAATGTTGTGATACGCGGGAGTTGATCCGTCAGGATTTGTGGCATTTGAATCAGTAGTAGATTTAGAAGTCTGCCAAAAGCCAGCACTACTTCGGGGAAAAGTTACAAGGTTAGTAGTCGCCTGTTCAATCAACAACCCTTTAGATTCTTTAGTTACTGGGTCATGGGTAAAACGTGGTGCTCCACCATTTTGAGTGCCTGTTTTTATTAGTGCTGTTGCAACACCCGTAACTAAACCATTTGAAATGTTACTATCAATAAGTTCGACTTGTGCTCCCCAAATTAAAATATCTCTAGTTAAATTTGCATAGTTACCATTACTGTCAGGTTGATTAAGAAAAGTTCCTGACGAATCACCTGTTCTGATACCTACTCTAAACCGACAATCATCGTTCTCTCTGTCACTTTTTAATTCAAATCTTTGCCACTCTCCTGTTACCGTTAAAACCTGTCTGTGGCGACCTACGTTAGAAAAGTTAATGGTTTGATTTGAGCCATCTGTTGTTTTTAAATAAACCGACAGAACTAAAGGTGTATTTGCTGGTACATTTGGTGTACTAGTATTGGAGACTCTTTGTTCAAGAATACATAAATTGTTATTTTTAGTACCTGACACAAACTCAAGCCTAGCTGCGGTCATAGTTCCGTCAGGAGCTGTAGCATAGTTTGGAGTTATACTTAAAGAAGGTGCAGTTCCAGTTCCACTTCCTTCGCTAATATAGTTTCTCCATTTTTGCATCGTACCAGTTGTAGTTTCTTGGCTAATATTTTGACTATTATGTATAAAATTTACAGGAGCTTTTTTTACTAACCCGTTTTCGTCTACATAAGTTGCTTTGGAAACACCAATACTACTTGATCTTGTAAAAGTTATTAAATCTTCCTTACTTACTCTATCTGTTAAAGACTTAGTTCTTGCAAAATCTAAGTCTAAATCTGGACGTGCTCCAGCTCTGTCATACAGTCCGTCACTAAAATTACCAGTTCGAGTACTGACACTTGTATGACCTGTAGCACTGTTCATTGTGCCACTTACGTTCATTAAACTAGCTCCGTAATTTCTAACGCACCAGTACCACTAACAGCTATCCCTGCTATATTAGTATTTTCTGGACACGCAAAGTCGAGTCTTTCTCCATCTGCTATGTAGTGACATATACTACTGCCATAGTTGTTTGATACTTCAATACTGCTGTCACCAAATTTATATCTTGCATCAGCTCCTACAGCTTTGATTGATACTCTTCTAGTGGTTGGTGTTAAAGCAACTCTATTGGTTGTTGTTGTTGAGTCGATGCTAAGTCTTTTTGCAGCACCTACTTCGCCCAAGATTTCTACTTGAGCATCTTTGTATTTACTTGGATAAGTCATTGTTTGTTGTTAATTAAGTTATAAAGCGGAAATTATAAAAGCTAAAAGCTCAGTGTATCTAATACTGTATCTATTGCCTGCTGGTACTGCTAGTTCTAAAACAGTACCTTCGTCATCTTTAACTTCTGGAATATCATCCCATTCGTCATAACAAAATAGTGCATAATCTTCAGCTTTTAACCCTTGTGCTTCAAATGCAGCTTTTACCTCTTGTGCAATTACACCACAATGTATTCTTGCTTTATCACCTTTAGCTGCAACTGCACTTTTATATTTAAATGTTTTTATCAAACCTTTTAATGTAGTAGCTACTGCTTTTTCTGCTGTTGTTAATGCTTGTATATCTTGTTTTAATCTTTCATCAGAATTAGAGATAGTAGTATTTGTCGCATAAATGTTATCAAATCTTTTACTACCTGATCCAATATTACTGCTATCGTCATTATATGGTAAAAAGTTATCACCAACCTTTAAATCACCACTAGTAGATAGAGTCAGATAAGCTTGAGTTACAGCATTAGTAACGACAAATCTTGTTACACTAGAACCACCAGAAGGTGTTCGGAGTATTTTAAATTGATTATTAGTAGTACCTGAAACTGTAATAGAATAATCATCATAAGTGCTACTACCGGTGGTCTCGTCAAAAGTTAATGTTGGAGAACTATTACTAATAGTTAAACCACTTGTTATGGTTCCACCGTTAAATGAACTACCTCCACCACCAGATTGTGTGACCCAAGATGTACCACCCGATCCATTTGACTGTAAAACTTGACCATTAGACCCATATCCTGATGGAAGAGTAAAGGTAATATTTCCAGAAAAGTCAGCATGTGCTGGTGCTTTTAGGCTTGCGTAATGTGCATTACTAGACTCACAATATAAACGTAATTCTGATTGACTGCCTGTATTTTTTATACCTAAAATACCACTAGATATAAAATTTGAGTTCATATCTAAATCACCACCTAGTTGTGGTGTTGTATCTTCTACAAGATTGCTGATACCACCACCAGATTGTGCGACCCATGCGTAGTCAGAACCGTTCCAGCTAAGAACTTCGTTAGTTCCTGCACTACTTTGATTTAGGTGTGCATTAACATCACTGTTTGTATATACTGTGTTTGTATCAGTAGAAGCAAAGTTTAATTTACCGTTAGCATCGTCATAAGTAACCGCAATATTAGTTTCAGTATTGCCAGAAACCATGCCACCTACAATATCTTGAACTTGCTCGTTAGTTAACTGTGTGTTTGTATCAGTATCAGTAGAAGCAAAGTTTAACTTACCATTAGTGTCATCATAAGTAACAGCAATATTAGTCTCAGTATTGTTAGAGACCATCGCCCCTACTATATCCTGTACCTCTTCAGTAGTTAACTGTGTATTAGTGTCAGTTGAAGAGAAGTTTAACTTACCGTTAGTGTCATCATAAGTAACTGCGATATTAGTTTCAGTATTACCAGAAACCATACCACCTACGATATCCTGTACTTCCTCTGTTGTTAAAGTAGAACCACCACCACTTGATCCACTTGATGCTGCTGTTAACCTGCCTTGAGCATCAACAGTAATATCGGCATTAGTATAGCTACCAGCACTAACAGACGTATTTGCAAGTTTATCAGCAGTTACCGCATCATCTACAATTTGATCTGTACCTATTATATCATTTTTTAAACTTCCGTCTGAAGGACCATTAAATAGTTTATTTTCTAAATCAAAACCCTTGTTTCTAGCTTCTTGAGCTGTAAAATTTGATTCAGTAGACGAATTATTAAGATCTGTAGCTCTTATAGTACTACCACTAGCAAATGTAGTATAAGTACCATCTTCATCTCTTGTCCTACGTTCAATAGAGACTACTGCTCCATTAGGCAGTGCAGAGTTAAATGTAATTGTATTTTCATCAGTGGAAAGTGTGTAGTTATATAAAGTTGTACCTACAGAAATTGGAGGAAAATATAATCCAGTTGTATCGTTTACCTGTGGGTGACTAGAAGTTGCTGTGCTAGTACCAGTTTGAGACTGGCGTAGCTGTAGCACTCTAGTACCACCCGACAATGTAACATAAACATCTAGATCATCTTGGTTATTCAGTTGTATGCCAACAGGAGTAAAGACAGTCGCTGATGACTGCCCTGATGCTCCTACGGCATTAAATGTTTTTTTAGTTGTGACTGCCATTGATAATCAATGTTATTTTGGAAATTCGTTTATTAAGTAGTCGATTCTACTGTAATTACCTGTTTTTGCTGCTTTCTTCTTCGCTTCACGAATTTGTATTCTTTGACTAAGATCACTAAATTCGTCTTTAGTTAATAATAATTCTATAGCTCGTTTCTTTGCTCTTACTACTTCTCTATGTATTAGTTGATAGAACATTTGTCCTTCAACTCCATCACCGTTTCTTCTTAGGAATCCACGTTCTTTATAATTTTCTAACATGTCTTGCCAAGATTTATCACCTACAATACGCTCTAAATTGGCTCTAAGTTCTGTATCCATAGACATAATTTTTTGTAACTCAGATCTTTCTTTAGATGTTAGACGCTCACCTTTGTAAGTTGTTACAGCATCTGGTAAATTGTAGTTTATCTCAACTAAAGCCTGTTTTACAACGTCATCACCTGCATCAACTATAGCTACAGGGCTAACTGCATTAAATATACGTAAAAATGGATTATCTGGAGGTGCTACATAGGGTGTACCTGATCTATCTTTACCAAATACATCATATTTGTTAGGTATGTTGCTTCTAAATATAAGGTCATTCTTTCTTATTTGCTCAAGAAAAGACACAGCCTCTACTTCATTAGCATCCATAACCTCTCGTAAACCAGCCAATAGACCTTGATATGGCATGATACCTCTAGCTATCCTAGCTACAGCACGTTGAGCTGCACCTACATTAGTGTCTGCATTTAGTATTGTAGCTAAATCAGCCACACCTGATAACATAGACTTATCAACAAACAGTGCAGATCCCATCCACACAGTTTTTTGGAACATATCGTCAAACAAATCTTCACCTAAAACGTGTTGATTAGTTGTTATATTAGCAACTGATGAGAATATAGTGTTAAATGGTTCCATATTCCTATATGATATGTACATGTTACCAACTTTAAATGAGTTAGCTTGTATACCACGC